GGAAAATATGTTGCACAAAGAGCTGGAATTGGAATTAACGCTGGGAGAATTAGAGGAATTGGCTCTAAAATTAGGGGAGGTGAAGTCCAACATACAGGAGTTATCCCATTCCTTAAGAAGTTTGAAAGCACAGTTAGGTGTTGCACGCAAAATGGAGTCAGAGGAGGTTCAGCAACCGTCCACTTCCCTATCTGGCACCAAGAAATCGAAGACATCCTTGTCCTCAAAAACAACAAAGGAACCGAAGACAACAGAGTTCGTAAGTTGGACTACTCAATACAACTTTCCGAAATATTTTATCAAAGATTTTTGGAAAACGGAGAAATAACTTTATTCTCTCCACATGATGTGCCTGGCTTGTATGAAGCATTTGGTACACCTGAGTTCGATGAATTGTATACAAAGTATGAGAATGCATATTCAGTACCTAAGACAAAGGTAGGTGCAAGAGAACTCTTTACAGACTTATTGAAAGAACGAGCAGAGACTGGCCGTATCTACATTATGAATATAGATCATAGTAATACTCATAGTTCATTTAAAGACAAAGTGAACATGAGTAATCTATGTCAAGAGATAACATTACCTACAGACCCAATCGATCATATCGATGGAGAGGGTGAGATTGCATTGTGTATACTATCTGCAGTCAATGTAGGTATTGTTAAGGAAGAAGAAATGGAATCTCTTTGTGACCTAGCAGTGAGAGGACTTGAAGAACTGATAGATTTCCAAGAATATCCAGTAAAAGCTGCAGAACGATCAACCCTTGCAAGACGAAGTCTTGGTATCGGTTATATCGGACTGGCACATTTCCTTGCAAAAAACAAGGTAAAGTACGATGACCCTAAAGCTTTAGAACTGGTACATGAATTAACAGAGAGATTTCAATTCTATCTTCTTAAATCGTCAAACAAAATTGCACAAGAGAAAAGTGCTTGTGCATGGTTTGATAGAACAAAGTATGCAGATGGGATACTTCCCATTGACACATATAAAGATTCCGTTGACGAACTTGTTAAACCAAAATACAAGATGGACTGGGAAGGACTTAGAAAGGATATCCTTGCACATGGACTAAGACATAGTACATTGACTGCACAGATGCCGTCTGAGTCTTCTAGCGTGGTCTCTAATGCAACAAATGGTATTGAACCACCAAGAGATCATCTAAGTGTTAAGAAGAGTAAGAAAGGAACCCTTAAACAGGTTGTACCACAATACTCTTTATTGAAGAACTCATACACCTTACTATGGGATATGCCTGACAATTCAGGTTATATTAACATAGTTGCAGTGATGCAGAAGTTTTTCGATCAAGCAATTTCAGGTAATTGGTCATACAATCCTGAAATGTATGATAACAATGAAGTACCAGTTTCGGTAATGGCAAAAGACTTATTGACTACATATAAATACGGGTGGAAAACATCTTATTACCATAATACAATGGATGGTAAAGTAGAAGATGTTATGGTTGAAGAACAACCCGTGATGGAAGACCCTTTCGAGGGTAGTGAGGAAGACTGCGATGCCTGTGCGATTTGAAGATAGGACTATAGATTATATTGTAAAAGACGCTATATCATCTGAAAAGAAATCAGATATAAGTGGTAAGACAAATCCTGATACATGGTCACTGATGAAAGAAGGATATGTTGTTTTAAAGAACTTCATACCTAAAGAACTGATTCAGGTTACCATGGACACATGGCAAACGATGGAGTTAAACCCTCAGTCATATCCTGAGTTTGGAGAGAAAGAAAAAGATATAATAGAGAACTCACCCGAGGATACTTTATTTAAATCAACTGGAATCTACAATGCACCATTTGGTGTTGCATTACATAGATGGATATGGGATGAACTAAAACATCATATTGATCTAGAGTTAAATGAGACATACTCTTACTCTAGAAAATATGATAGAGGTGCATACCTTAAAGCACATGCAGATAGACCATCATGTGAGATCAGTGGGACATTATGTTTAGATTATAAATCTGATGATAATACACCATGGTCGATATGGGTAGATAATTCTAGTGATTGGATAAACAGACCTAGTGAAATTTATCAGGAAACTCAAGACATTCCTATAAGATATAGGAAGACTGCAAAGAGGATTGATTTAGAGGTAGGTGATCTACTATTATATCAGGGCCCTAATGTTGCACACTGGAGAGAGAAACTCTTAGGTGAATATAGTTATCATATCTTTGTACATTTTTATAATGTAAATGGACATACTAACTATATGCCTAATTCTGATACTGCATTTGAACATGTACCACAGAAGTTTCAGCATCGACAAGAAGAGTTTAGTCCATTGATGTATGATGGTAGAGAGTCAAGATATCATCCCATCGAGTATGACTCATGGAGAAGAAAGAGCTTTGATACTTTCATGGGTAATTGTTGGCATAGTCAAGATGCTTGGGTAAACCATAACAAGTCAGATTTTATTAATAATTTCGAGACATTTGTACAGATAAAAAACGGAAAAGAAGTAGAAGGAAATAATAATTTTAAACCTAAGAATGCAGAGAGAATAGAAGCATTCAAAGTGAAGAGACCGACAAGAAGATGACAGTATTTAATAAAAAACAAGTAGACTTTACCAAGGAGAAACTATTCTTTGGTGAGTCATTAAACACTCAGAGATTTGATGATTTCAAATATCCTATATTTGATAAACTCACTCAGAAACAATTAGGATTCTTTTGGAGACCCGAAGAGGTATCTCTACAGAAAGATCGTGCTGACTATCAACAGTTAAACAAAGCACAGAAACATATTTTTACCTCAAATCTGAGGTATCAAACCTTACTTGACTCGGTTCAGGGAAGAGCACCATCCATAGCATTTCTACCCTTTGTGTCTCTACCTGAACTTGAGTCTTGTATCATCACTTGGGACTTCATGGAGACCATACACAGTAGGTCTTATACTCACATCATAAAGAATGTGTATGCAGACCCAAGTGACATCTTTAATACTATTTTAGATGAGGATGCAATTGTTAAGAGAGCTGAAATGGTGACAGAGAGATACGATCATTTCATAGAATTAGGTAGAAAGAGACTATTAGGACTCAAGGTAGATGATTACGATTTGTATGAAGCATTATACCTTGCAATAATGTCAGTGAATATACTAGAAGGACTTAGATTCTTTGTATCGTTTGCATGTAGTTTTGCATTCGGTGAGTTGAAACTGATGGAAGGTTCTGCAAAGATACTCTCGCTGATTGCAAGAGACGAAGCTCAACATCTTGCAATCTCACAGCACATTCTGAAATGTTACAAACAACATGAGAATGATAAGATCATGAACAAGGTAATTAAAAACAATGTAGATACTGTATACAAGATGTATGAGGATGCAGTAAACCAAGAGAAAGAATGGGCAGAGTTCCTATTCAAAGATGGTTCGATGATTGGTTTATCTGTACCACTATTGAGTAACTATATTGAATTCATTGCAAACAAGAGATTACGAATGATTGGATTTGACCCAATCTATGATATATCGAGTGCCAATAACCCATTACCATGGACTAAACATTGGTTTAATTCGAGAGGTCTACAGAATGCACCACAGGAGACCGAGATCGAGTCGTATGTTATTGGTGGAATAAAACAAGATGTCACAGATGACACATTTACGGACTTTAAATTATGATGAAAAAATGGTATCACATATTGTGGGGAAGCAAAGAGGAAGATGAACTTGTAAAAAGAGTTAAGGATGTAGAAGCACAACTACATGGGATGGGAGACATGAACGATGAACCATCACAACGACCTGATGCTGACCCTGATGATTTAACAGTAGAAAATGCATACAAAACTAGATGGATTTGGTATCACACCATATTAGGAATACTAATGTTGATGGCAAACTTTATCATGTTAGCTATTTTCACACTACTTGCAATCAAACTATGAAGGAATCAACAGAAAAGAAATTACTACAAGCAGCTAATCTTTCACCAAGTGAAGAGTGGATAGAAAGAATAGTTGAAGTACACCCAATGAAACAGGTTGCAGTTATGTCAGTTGTACAGATAGTTGTACTGATGGGGATGGGTGTTTCTATGTACATAATAGGGAGGATATTTTGATAGAAATATACGGAAAACCACAATGTCCATTTTGTGATAAAGCAAAAGCATTATGTGAACAAAAAGGATACAAATATACCTATAAACAATTAGGTGTAGATTTTACTAGGGAAGAACTCTTTGAAGAGTTTCCAACTGCACGAACATTTCCACAAATTAGATTATTGGAATCAAGTAATACTTGGACATACATTGGAGGATTCACAGAACTAGATGCATGGAGTAGTATAAGTGGGAGACACCTCGTCAATGAAAAGCTTTAAATTATACCTACCAAAGAAGAGATATCAAGAGGTTGACAGTATGAGACTGCAACATATCTTCAATAGTATCAATAATACAGAGAACGAAGTTCGTGTCTATATAGAAGGTCAAGACTTCTTTGAGTCGGATGCACCTCATCCTTTACCATATGCAACTTTAGATGGTAAAAAGAAGTCGTATGAGAACTTATATACAGAAGCAATAGGAGAAAAGATTCATCATGACTGAGAATCAAACCAAGATATTTAAGTGTTATTGTCAAGAATGTAAATCCGAATGTGAAGTCGAGCATGAAATGGATGCACACCACTATCCAGTGTGTCATTGTCCGTTTTGTGGATGTGAGGTCGATGAAGATCAGATTGAAGAACTAGAATATGAAGATGGAGATATACTGTAAACAAAAGAACTTATTAGACCTTGCAATTAGTCATGCTAAGGCACTTAGCGTCGATTCTAAGGACGCTATAGTAACTATTAAACGATTACCACCACAATTCTCTCAGAAGGGTCTTATAGAGTACCCTCGAACCCTCGGAAAACGAACTTATATCGATATATTCATCAAAATGGATGAAGAAAAAGAGATCACACTTGCACATGAAATGATGCATGTCAAACAGGTGCTAATTGACGGCGTGATCGATGAAAATGAGGCCTATTTGTACGAAAAAACGGCCATTTAGGCCTTGACAATGGGCCGGGCTTTGTACTATAATGTATACATGATTGAGAAAAAGCAAACAGTAAAAAGAATCTTCGTTGATATGGACGGAGTTGTTGCAGACTTCCTGACTGGGTGTTCTGCAATGATGGGTAAACCCCTTACTTCTGATGATGCTGGTCATACTGAGTATGATAACAGAAAAGAAGAATTAACTAACAAAAGATTATTTGGTATGTTACCACCTATGGTTGACTATGCAGACTTGATTGGATATATCAAGCACACTGGTCTTCCTTGGGAAATACTAACAGCTGCTGGTACTATCAACAGAGAGTTAGTAGTTTATGATAAGAACAAGTGGGTAAGAAAGTTTATTGACCCTAGTGTGGTTATCACTTGTACTTTCAGTGGAACTCAGAAAGCAGCCTTTGCAAAGAAAGGTAGTGTTTTGATCGATGATAGACCAAAGAACATTGAAGCATGGGAAGCTGCTGGTGGTATTGGTATCGTCCACGAAAGTGCTGAAAAAACAATTTTAAAGTTAAAGGAGTTAAGAAATGGTAGTGGAAGTTAAAAGAGTAAGTCCTCTTTCAGGTCATACCAACAGTATGTTTCTTGATATATCTGCAGAGCAGATCGAAGAGTGGAACAAACCACCTTCACAACGAAGATATATCCAAGAGATATTTCCTAATTTAAATGAAGATGAGCGTGAGTTCATCATGACAGGTTACACAGTTGCCGATTGGAAGGCAATGCACGGTTAAGTCTAGTGTAAACGGTCTATGGGTTCCCGAGACGAGTATAAGAGTGGGAGTTCGGACACCCACCCCCATAGATTCCCCAAGGTTCACTACCTTGCTTGAAAGATAGAGAGAAAAACCTATTAGTGATAGGTGACTTAGGGACAAAAGACTAGAAACCCCTCGACACTGCTGAAGAGTATTGAATGAAGAGGGGTTTTGTTTACCCTATATATTACTATGTTAAATAAACTCAAGAATATCCTTATCTCCATATTCTTATGGAGTATAAAAGTAACCAAGGCAATCGGTCTTGAGATACAATCATGGTTTATTACACGGTATAAGGTCACTGTATCATTCAATAAAGAATGGGGCGATGCAGATGATCGATCATACATAACAAAAAAGATCATTACTCAGAAAGAAAGGCACTTGAAATTTCGGGATGAGAATGGTAAAATAGTAGAGTATCGAAGTGCAGCTGGACTGAACTATATAATCGAAGACTACGAATACGGAGAAGAAGAATAATGCAACAGATGTTAATCACATTAATACTTGTTCTTGGTGTAGGTTCATATTACCTATACAATCAGAATGTTACTCTCAAAGAGAATAACACCAAATTAGAATATGCAATTGCTGAACAACAGTCAGCGATGGAAGCACTAAGAGAATCATATGAATTACAAGGTAAATCTTTGTTGAATATGAGTAGAAGGAATGCAGAGATAGAACAGGAGAAAGCTGAATATCTTGCAATCTTTAGTAGACACAATTTAGATTTACTTGCATTGAAGAAGCCTGGCATGATAGAACTCAGGTTTAACAATGGAAGTGAAGATGTAATGGAGACAATGGAAGATGAAACAGAAGACCTTTATAAGCTTACTGTCCCTGACACTACTGATTAGTGGTTGCTCTCTTCTTCCTGAGAAGAAGATACAGATAAACTCTACTCCAATAGAGATAGAGATTATGCAACCTGATTTACCACGACCAGTGCAATTGACAGCACCTAAGTGGTTTGTAGTATCAGAGGCAAAGATTGTCAATCCATGTAAGAGAAGTATTCCATTCGACCCACCTAAGTTTAATGATGAGGGTGTGGAAGAACTTAAAAGACCTAAGACATGTGAACTATCAGAAAGGGACAATCCTGATTGGCCTGTGGGTTACACATATCTAGATCGATTCCTAGACGAAATGAAGCGTCAGAATAACGGTGAAGTGTTATTCGTTGCAACCACTATCGGTGACTACAAAGTCATGGCAGAGGATATGCAAGAACTAAGACGATACATTAATCAACTTGGAGAAGTTATTATATATTATAGAAATGTTACAATCAAGGGTGAACCCGCGGTTGGAGCTGCAGTGACGAAGAATGAGACCTCCAAAGATAAAGAATAATCAATTAGAATTTGCACCATACAATCATACTGTATATCAAATTTTCCCAACACCCTTTCTAAGAGGTGAATTAAGACTACCTCATCAACAGGTAGCAAAAGATTGTGAGTTCCTTATAGGTGAGATCAAGAAGTTTGATGATGACCCTAAAAGATATTACACCACATATTTCCATGAAAATGTAAGAGAAATGATGCGTAATACAGAGTGGTACACATCGTTTGCAAATCAGATCAAGGACACCTACATCGATTTCATAAGAATGAGTTATGATATGAAAGTCGATCATCTATCTCGTAATGACATACATCTATTTGCATGGGTAAGTGTTTGGGAAGAAGGTATTACACATACCTATCATAATCACCAAGACTGCTTAATCAGTGGTACATACTATCCAGTAAACGAAGGTGGTCAATCAATCAAATTCTTAAGTCCTAATGTACATGCACAACATCCTTATGGTGGTCAGAGAATACAGGACTACAAATTAGATATGCCTAATACCAAAGGGATTGGTTCAGGACATAGTCACATTGAAATGGAGATCAACCCGACATGTGGTGAATCCATGATGTGGCCATCAACACTATTACATGCAGTATCAGAACAACAAGGTGACTACAGACGAGTTGCAATATCATTTAACTTAAAACATAACGACCCTCTATCACATACAGAGGACGGCGAGGATTTATCATATGAATTTCTACAGTATTGATACTCTATTCAAGCAATCAGCTGAATGGGATGTTACTTGGGATGATGATCTACAATGTTTCATGATAGATAATTACTACGAAGACCCCGAGGGTGTGTTCAATCATCTTGAGAAAAGAGATATACCATTATGGAAGTATAACGAAGAACGAGAAACCCCTAATGGACGCGATTACATTGATGCAAGGGTAGTAGATAAGGTAGGCCACCCTACTAGAATATGGTGGAACTCTATGGAAAGAGTATTAGATATATGCAGAATCAAATGGCATAAGGGTGATTACACTTGGAGAGACGATATCGAAGTGAACTGTTTTAAGACTAAGTCAATCTTTGATACCAAATTACAACACTACCCACATATCGATGGAAACTTTGATGACCCTGATAACGAAGCAGTTATCAATATGTTGGTCTATCTAGATAAACAAGAGGATGGTGGAACTGCAGTATATGAACAATGCTGGACTCCTAACATGGAACACGAAGGTCTGATTCAACCAGTAGAAGAAATGATGGACTTGAAACATGTTATACCAGCTAAATATAACAGATGTGTATTGTTCCTAGGAAACAAAATGCACGGTGCATATATAAATGACTATAAACAATATGAACACAGCTGGAGATACTCTCAAGTAATGTTCTTTCACCCTAAAACATAATGCCAAAGCAAAGAGTACAAGTAATACACAACAGCACTGATGCACCAAAGAAAGCTGGTGCTGGTAATTTCATGATTGTTCATGATGAGGCAGTCAATCCAGCAATATGTGCAGAGATCATAGAAAGGTTCGAAGAGATACCACTTGTCGAAGTAGAAAATAAAGGTGGTAATAAGTTCTTACCAGTAGATGAGGCATATCATACTGCAACACATAGATATGAATCTCAAGGTAGAATACACGGTAACATATACCCAGGCCATCTCTTTAATGACATATTTGATATGGTAGGATTTGCATTAGCAAAAGGAAGAGAGTTTGGTGAAGTTAATTATGTACAAATTATAAAGTATCCCGAGGGTTCATTCTTTCCATGGCATATGGATGTAGCAGATGATCGTGATTCGGGAACACAAATACTCATGTTAAATGACAACTTTGTAGGTGGTCAATTAAATGTAGCTGGTCATAGGTTCTTGACCAAGCAAGGAACTATTATAGGATTTAACAATTCTACTAAAGTGTTCCATAATGTAGAACCAATATATAAGGGGAGTCGATACTGTTTAGCAATATGGTTCGGTCTTGCCCAAGAAGAAGAAGAAGAATAATAACCAAGAGGAAAAGTGCCAGTAAAATTCGGAAAAACATCAACTAACTACAATCGTGCAACAGGGAAAACAACTTTGGTGCATGACTATATGAAGTGTAAATCGAATTCGGAACTGATAGAGGCATATAATAAAGATGGTATCAAACCAAAACTCAAACAGAAGGTCAAGAAAGAAATTGATAGACGAAATAAGTTGGGAATTGCAAGGGTAGTCTTTAATGCTGTTCCATCAGAATAAAATCGGATTTGTACATGTACCACGAACAGGTGGTACGAGTGTAGAACACGCATTAATGAAGAAGTATCCTCAAGTGGTACAACTTCATGCAAATAAGTTCTATGATAGACCAATTATAAAAGTTATATCAGTACATACACTGAAACTGCCAGGCGGTGAGTTGGAATATCAAAAGAAACATGCAACACACGATGAGTTATGGGAAGTAGCAAAGAACTATAAGTTCTATGCAACTGTAAGACATCCCTTGAGACGATTAGAGTCGATGTATAGACTACTGACATTTTCTCAAACAGATGGAGTCCCTTGGACAACATTAGAGTTTAATGAATGGGTATATAATCTAGTAGAGAATTATACCATGATGGAAGAACAGGACATATTAGATAGTTCTATGTTCCATCTAACCCAATCTGCAATGATAGGTAATGCAGAATGGCATAAGACAGAGGAAGGTACTATATGGGAAGCACTCGATATAGAACCAAGACATGATTATAAATTGTCTGACCAACCTATCGATTGCAATTGGAGTAGTGAATCACTGCAAATGATAAGGAATTATTATGCAGAAGATTTTGAAAGATTTAGTTATAGATAATGGGGCGGTAGCTCAGTAGGGAGAGCGACTGGTTTGCATCCAGTAGGTCGTAGGTTCGATTCCTATTCGCTCCACCATCATCGAGAACATATGGAAAAGAGAACAGTTAAACAGGAAGATACAAGAGAAGTACATGATCTAGGAGAACATATTATCTTATTTGATAATTACTTCTCAAATGAATTTTGTGAAGATTGTATTGCAATCTTTGATGATGCAGAAGCTTCAGGATTAGTAGTAGGTAGAAACAATAGTGGTCTATCGATCAAAGATCAAGCTCTTATTCATACTCAAATACCAGCGAGTTCATTACCACTTGCAAAACACCTAGTCGATATAATCAACTACGATATAATACCTGAGTTTCTCAAGAAATATGATATTGCATCACAATATGATTGCATCAATGTAGGTGGTGCAAAGATGCAAAAGACATTACCAACAGAAGGATATCATGTCTGGCATATGGAACATTCCAATCAAATGGATAGTTACAGATCAATATGTGCATGGGCATTGTTTCTAAATGATGTAGAAGAAGGTGGTGAACTAGAATTCCTATATCAATCGAAGAGAATAAAACCAAAGAAAGGAGATTTTGTATTGTGGCCTGCTGGATATACCCATCATCATAGAGGTAATCCACCATTACAAGGAGTCAAATACATATACACAGGATGGCTAGATACTTTATAAGAAAACTATTAGATAGAGATATCGACACACTCATTCGATACGAGAATAATGAGGCAGCTGGTACAGATATCACACTATCTAGAAAGAACAGAGAACAATGGGAACATTGT